TTCCGTACAGCCCGCACAAAAGCAGACACGGTGGAGCCGTCGGATTGATTAGCCACCGTGCGGCCTGGATGATGTGAGAGCGTGTACCTTCGTCAAGAATGATTTTCCCGCCGCGGCGTGCGATTTCCTCTTTCATCACTGCATACAAGCCGTTACAAGCGTCAGCTTCGGGTATTTCTATGCTAAAACGTTCCCTTGAAACCTTTCCGGCTCGTAGCGCTCGACTCAGTCCCTCTAAATTCTGAAAGTCTATCGGGTTGTTTAGTTTCATTGGTACGGTCCTTTTCTTTTTGCCGTTGCTCGTCGTCGAGAATCCAGCTGTTGGCTCTGCTGTCCCATCGAGTGATCCGGCGATTGAATTTATCTCTCCAGTCAACGGCGGTGAAGTTGTCATAAAACCGCCTGGCGGACTCTTCCCAATTCGCAAGACGCTTGTCTGCATCTTGGCTTAGGAAATATTGCAAGACCTCTTCAAGTGTCGGGGGTGGAGGTGGTGGGTCTTTGGAGGCTTTCGGCTTTCGCCGGGTTGCTCTCTTATCCTCATCCGCAAACAATGACAATTCCGGTAGAGACTGAACCGCACTATCTCCGCTAGGAGATTTATTAGTTTTAGTTTTAGTTTTATTATATGTCGGGCGTTTTACCCCTTGTTTTACCCTGGGTTTTACCCCTTGTTTTGGCTCAATATTTGAGGCAAAACCTGCGGTAAAACTTTCTGGAAACACCCATTCACCATCAATTTTCTCCGGAAAACAGTATGTAGGAGCGTCTTTGCGTCTTGACCCTCTTTTGAACCCGATTAAGCCTTTCATCACGAGCCTGTCTCTACCAGCAGCCAACGTGTTTTCAGTGACCGCCATTAGCGCGACTGCCCGTGGATTGGGGAGGGTAAAGGGGTTCTTCCAGCCTGATCTGTTACATATATCGAGTAAACGAAAATATATATCAGTCTCAACCGGAGTCCAGCCTTCTATTTCCACCTCTTGCCAATATCGGTTAATCAATTCAATATAGTTCATCGATAAAGAGGATAGTTGCACAAAGCTTCGGCTATGTACTTTTTAGAGTCAATCTGAAGATAGGCGCATACCGCCTTGATAAACTCGATGAGTCCGTGGCATACTACATAGATGCTGCCATATTTCTCAACGAGAGCCTGCCACTCTTTTTGAGCGGGTTTCTGCGTTCCGGCGCTGCTGCCTTTTTTCTTCGGGACTTTCATCTCCAGGCAGAGGCTCGATTTGCCTCCTGACGGATAAAGCAGAATTAGGTCGGCCACGCCTTTGACTTGCCCCTCATATACCATCTGTGCGCCGGCACGGACACCGCGCCACCCGCCGTTAGGTACAGCAAAGAGAAGATTGCCTACATGGGGGAATGTCTGCCGGAACCAGTTCACACAAATATGTTGTATCTTGGACTCCGAATATCTTTGCTCAAGTTCAGTTATTTCTCTCTCTGTCATTGTTATGGTGGTTTGTATGCTTGTCGCACTCGTTCAATAGCCTTATTATAGTTTTGCATCTTTCCATATTTAAGTCTTCGTCGTCAAAAGCAGCCACAGTTTCCCAGTCCGGACCGAATAACCTGCCATCAGCCGACCAATGCAGAATGTGGACTTTGCCGGAACGATTTAGGAGTTTGAATCTCTTTTTCATATCCGGTCGCGGAACAGATCCATTGTGATGTTGAGCATATCCTCCGCAACCTGAGTGGTGGTGCCGGTAACCTCGTTGGCTATATCTTTCTTTGTCTGAATGACATTATACATATAGCGGTCGATAGTCTTGTCGCCGAGGAAGTAGTAGCAGTTCACAGCGCTCTTCTGTCCGTTTCGATGGGCGCGGTCCTCTGCTTGCTCACAATCCGAATAGGTCCAGGGGAACTCGATAAATCCGACACGGCTTGATGCTGTAAGAGTCAGACCTGTACCGCCGGACTTGTAGTTTAGGATTATGAGCTTGCATTCGGGGTCGTTCTGAAATCTATCGACAGAGTTCTGCTTTGCTTTTATGTCATCGGAGCCCGTGACTGTCACCGCATCGGGAAACTCATTCTTCAGAGCATCGACAACATCTTTCAAGTAAGCGAACATGATGAGCTTTTCGCCCCCGTCGATAATATCATGGATAAACTCTGACACCGCTTTGATTTTACCTTTGGCGGCAATCTGCTTAAGAATACCCATCTTGACCATAACCTGTCCCCTCATGGCGCGTGCCACCCGGTCATCACTCGCATTCTTGTACTGACGCAGATATTTGATAACATCATTCTCGGCATCGTCATACTCCTTGCGGTTGGTGATGTCGCAGGTGATGTACTGGCGCATCTTGTCGGGCAACTGGGTAAGGACTTTTGCTTTCTCTCTACGAAAGAAACAGCATATCCATAAGCGGTAATTCAGTTCCCGGAGATTGGAGGACTGTTTGGGGCCGTCGCAGTAGCGGGCGACAAATTGTTTGTACCCGCCGAAGTCATCAAGTCTGCCGAGGATTTTGAGCTGCTGGATGAGGTCGGTATTGTTATTGACTACGGGCGTACCCGTCAACGCGAATATCCACCTTTTACCCTTGCAAATACCCTCTACATATTTTGATTGCTGTGTCTTGCTTGACTTACACTTGTGGCTCTCGTCAATGATTACCGACTTGAAGAGCTTGACTCGTTCATCAAATACGATAGAGCGGAGGGTCATTCTTGCGTGGTCTTTGATTCCCGTTACAAAGAACTTTTTAAGGCTCTCGTAATTGGTGATGAACACAGGTGCATAGGAATCTCCGTCGCTTCTTCTCAATTCATAAAGTCTTTCCCAACAATCGCGGTTTTTGTCATCGAGAATAACGGCATTGATTCCGGCGAACTTCTTGAACTCTCGTTGCCAGTTAACTTTCAGAGCCGCCGGGCAAATTACCAGGACCGGAAATGTGTCACCATAGATATGAGCTTCTTTGTGGGCTTTGACAACAGTACATATCGCCTGAAGAGTCTTGCCCAGGCCCGGCTGGTCGCCGAAGATGCAACGCTGATGATCCAAGGCGTAGCGCACTCCCTCCAACTGATATTCGTATGGTTCGAGTTGCATATAATGTTCACCGCTGAAATCTTTCATCTGCGGAATCTCATATACTACGTCGTGGGACTCGCTACGCCTTGAAATGTTGGCACAATAGCGTTTTGCAACCGCCCATTGTGCGAAAGCCTCTACATACCACCGGGCATCCCGCCCGGGAGGATAGCAGACGCTTTCCTTTTTCACAATCCACTCTTTCTCCTGGGCGTCCCACCGCGGGCCACTTGGCACACGCTTGATGATTGCCACAAGTTCCTTATTATACTCAAAAGAGATGCGGAATGTGTTGGGCGTTTCGGTAATATATATAGGTTTCATTCTTACGCTACATTTTCAGCGGGCTGTTCCACCGGAATGCCATCAACAGTGGCCTCGACTTCGGCAAACGGGTCGTCGGAATCAATGTTGAAAAGATTGGCCTGAGGCTCCTCCCATTTGCGGTTGACGATATACTCTTTGACCTCAAAGACGAACCCCTGCACAGCCAGGTCAAAATCATCGACGTGGCCCCACTCGAAAGTCTCGGATTCCATCTCCACTCCAGGAGCGTTAAGGTTGAGGACTCGTGATGTGATGAGGGTTCTCCTGCCGGTCATGGTGATGATGCGGTTGTTGTCATCGCCTCCTATGCTGAGACCCGTAACATCGAGCTTGCGGAGGAGGTCAACATTCTCGGCGCTCTCAAGGTTATGCCAGTCGATGCTGTCCGCTTCTTTCTGCTCGGTAAGGTCGGCAAAGAATGGGACCAGAGCCGCAAGTGCAACCCTCAGATCATTGTGGCATTTGTTCTTGCCCTTTAGGGTAATCTCGTTGCCGTCGGCATCAATGTATGACGCCTCGATACATCCGCCTTTGCTTAGTTTAGCTTTTTTGATTTTGATTTCCTGGGTTTCCATTTTTTTTAATTGTGAGTAAAAAGCCGGACGGCCATTGCTGACCGTCCGACGTGTTATCTTATTCTGTATTCCGATATGAACGCCTGATAGTTCCTGTCTTCGGGGAGAGGGAGCATTATGCCAAATTCCGTGGCGGCATCCGCTTTGACTTTCTCCAGGAAATTTGTCATCTGCAATGTGTTGAGGTCAGTAGTGCTGCCGGGAACCCGATACCAGCGCCGGCCGACAGCCACATCTCGGCTCAGATACTTGGCTTTATAGTAATCGTGGAAGTCCTCTTTAGGAGTTCCCGTGGCCTCTTCCATGCATTTGTACCACATCCACATCAAAGAGTTCTGAGATATGGTGCGGGGCTGAGTCTTCCTTACTATTTTGACTGTGTACTCTCCGTTACGGAGTAGTGAGCACATAAGGTCGAAATCCTTATCCATTGTCACTACTCCGTTGCGTTTTGTAAGATTGGCATCCATCAGTGCGGAAACGGAAGGTCAGCCACACCCGGCGATGATGGATGACTGTATGACTGCTGTGCCGGAGCCGCCACGGGCGCGGTTGCCGGCGCAGGTTGTGGAGCATACTGTTGAGGTTGCTGAGGATAAGCCGGAGCCGCAGGCTGTGGAGGATAGCCGCCTGGCATGGGCGCGGCCTGATAGCCTGGCATCTGCTGATACTGCTGTTGCGGAGGATACCCACCGGGCATGGGCGCCGGAGCGGGCGTGTACTGCTGTTGTGCTTGACAGGGGGTAACCGATGTGCCTCTTACTGTGTTGTAGATTCGGTTGTTGTACTCACGGCCGTTGAGCAGACCCTCGATGTTTACACGCTGACCCGGATAGCATGAATCAAGCAGCGACATCTTGTCGCCGGTGAACTCGATGGATACGAAGTTGGAATAGTGTCTGCCATCGCGGCTATCCCACGAATCATCAATTATAAGCTCTCGCTTTGCGAATGGCTGGCCGCCGCTCCTTGATTCAATCTCTATCACCGGAGTAACCGAGTGAACCAGGGCGTTTGTTGCTGAAAATTTAATCATTGTCTTTGAGTTTTATTGTAAAACCGCCCTTTTTAGGTTTCCGGGTGGTATATTGTGCGTAAAGTTCCGCGTGTTCCGCCTTGAACCGCCTGGAGTCAAAAGCCACAGTCTCGCTGTCGGCAACGATAGTAGCGGTGAATGCTCCGAAATCATAGGACTTGATACCGTGCTCTTTCATTGCGTTTTGTATCGTATCCTTAGCCTCTTTCAGCGCTGCCTCGGTCTCTTTGTAATGCTTTAGCAGTGTGGCGAGTTTGTCAATCCATTCGGGAGGGATAATCGGAGCAATCTCCGGTTCCTTTTCGGGCTGATTGTCGCCGATGCCGAACACCGTCAGGTCGTGGTAGAAATACACCGGGCCGTTTTCGCTCAGGAAATATTCCGTCCTGAGCAGTTCATTTACAAGCTCCGAAGGTTTACGGTCTATAAGCCAGAATGCGGCTTTATTGGGTTTAAGCCAATTGCAAGCCAACCCCTCAACCTTTAGCCCCGGGTTTTCTGCCTCAAACAACTCGGCATAGATTGAGAGCTGCCAGGAGAGGTATTCCTTAAGCGCATCTTCGCCGCTGTCGAAATAGCAGGCATTGAAATAGCCGCAGAGAGGGTATAAGTCAATGTTGTTGGTCTTGGTATCTACAAGCCATATGCCGCCGGTTGACTCATTCAGCCACACATTGTCAATCTGTGAGGCGTATCGCACGTTGTCGGAAACGGTCAACTCATTGGCAAGAGGTCTGAATCCTTGCAGGTGTCGGATGTAAGACTCGAGCTCTGAACTCACATCCCATGTTTCATCGACATCGGAAACATTGTCTCTTTCCCGGCACCCATAGCGAGTGCGGACTATTTGAGTAGTCTGCTTGATGCCGAGCTGGTCGTAGGTCTGAATTGCGTGGTGAACGGCGGTGCCACGACTTCCGGCTCTCGGTATGATGAAATCTTTGACGTGCTCATTGGCATCGGGATATACACCCAATCCGAGGATTGAGTGTATAAGACCCGTGATGCCGAGCAATCTCTTGCCATCGAGGTGATAGCTGTGGCTATCTTCGTCGAAGATTACAGGAGATTCTTTGAACTTCATCATTTTGCGGAGGGATTTTTGATTGAGTTGATTTTTGCGCACGCGGCTTTGTAGAAGTCAGTGCCGTTGCTTGTCAGCGCCGGGCAATCCTTTGCCCATTTCCACCAACAAGCCTCAAACTCGGCTTCGGTGGTAGTGGAGTTCATTTCCTGAATGGCTTGTGAGAGTTGTGCGCCGGTGAACGCCACAGCGGATGTTTCTTGTCTCTGCTGAGGATGCTGGCTTTGGTCGGCATTTTCTCTTGCGGAAGCCTCATACTTGCTCTCATTATGGCCTTTTGCTTTGGGGCCATACCAGATGTTACCACCAATGCCGAGAGGTTTCATGGCGATTGAGAGAGCGTCAGTAAGAGCCATCTTGTAGCCCTCATCGTTCACATATTTGCCATTGCGCTCAACGGTAACGATGGCAGAGCCGCCGGAGCCGGGAATGGCGTCGCTCCATTCTTTTGTTTCGGGATCGCGAACATAGAGATTGGCAATGCAGAAGCATTTCACCTCATCGCCGTAGGTCTCGGTCCACTGCTTGACGATTTCATATCTCCATCCGAAACCGATGGGGCCGAAAATCTCGGTCATCCGTTTCATTCGCCACATCGGATTAACATCCGTCATACCTTTGAGCCTTCCGGCTTTAATCTCTTTGAGCGCGTCCGCCGGAACCTCACATCCTTGCGAGTAAAAACGGAGATTGTTGTCGAGGATAGCCTTTGCCTGCTCCTCGGCTGTCTTCTGAACCTCGTTGACCTCTTGGGTCTGTTCAGCTTGTTTTTCCTTTGCCATAATGGTAGGTTTATTGGTTTGACTTATTTTATATCTCTCATTCTGATATACAGTAAAGTTAGTCATTTTTAGCGAGTTGCACAAACTGATTGCCCGCTATTTTCACACCTTAACATTTACTGACATTTGCACTTCTTTCCGTTCGCGTTCTGCCTCCATCAACAGCATTTTAGATGCTGTACGGAGATTATCTATCGTAAGGTCAAATTGTGCCGAATACCTATTGTGGAGCTTCACAAACATCAGGGTTCTGAGTGCCGCGCAATAAATCCACATTTGATTGAGGATAGACTTTTCGATTTGATTCATATCTTAACGCCAAATCTTGGAGCATAGAACTCAAAATTCCTACGCTCAACATCTACATCTTCGGGATACCAAGTAGCACGTTCGACCCATTCTTCAAAGCACTTTTGGCAGTACCATTGATTGAGAACTGCAATATACACACCCTTATCAGATGGTAAGAATGATTTGCCACACCAATCACAAATGCAGATGTCGGAGCCGACTGCGTTCATCAGCTCACCGGCAGTACACTCTATAAGGAGAAACTTGCCGCGTGAAATTTGTTTAGCCATCGCTTTTGATGTATTTAAGAATTATGTTTGACAATGAGATTACTTTCCGGCACATATCCTCATCGAACATTCCTATGTGAGTTTGCTCTATCGGGAGTCCGAAAGCAACGGACAAGACCTCATAAGCGGCAGTGCGTGGGAGATAGCCGTCTTTCCAGATGGGGTCAAAAGCCTCGTGAGCCTGATGTTTCAGTTGTCGCAGTTCTTTGTTTGCGACTCTGCCGAGTGCTTTGTCCGAGTTCTTATGACAGCCGACCCATGCCCCACACGGTTTGCAGAGATAGCACTTGGTGCCGTATGATCGCCCGTAGATTTCCGTGTCGTCAACGAGTTTAGTTGGAGCGCCA